CCTGGAGCACGCGCAAGCTGAGGATCCACGCGAGTGCTGCGGTTTGGTTGCCGTGGTCAAAGGCCGCAAGCGGTATTTCCCCTGCACCAACCTGGCTGATACGCCCGACGAGCATTTTGTTCTGAGCGGCGAAGATTACGCAGCAGTCGAGGATCAAGGCGAGATCGTGGCCATCGTCCACAGCCACCCATCAACCAATCCCAATCCAAGCCAAGCGGATCGTGTGGCCTGTGCAAAATCCGGTTTGCCGTGGTTCATCATCAATCCAAAGACTGGTGGCTCCAGCCTGACGCTGCCAGAGGCATACGAGTTGCCGTATGTGGGCCGTGAGTTTGTGTTTGGCGTAGTGGACTGTTACACGATGTGCCGTGACTGGTACGGCAAGGAATTTGGCCTTCAGCTCAGCGACTACAACCGCCGCGATAAGTTCTGGGAGCGTGGCGAAAACCTGTACCTAGACAATTTTCACCGTGAAGGCTTCCATAAGGTGCCGCTTGATGAGCTGCAATACGGCGATGCCTTGCTGATGCAGCTTGGCTCCAGCTTGCCTAACCACGCAGCCATCTACATTGGCGACCAGCAGATCCTGCACCACGTTCAAGGCCGACTTAGCAGTAGGGACGTGCTGGGCGGCTACTATATCAAGAGCACTGCCATGGTCCTACGGCATGAAAGTCGTTAAGGTCTACGGCGCCCTACGCAAGTATCTGGGGCAATGCCGTTTCCAGTTTGAAGCCGATACACCAGCGCAAGCGATCAAGGCACTGTGCGTTAATTTTCCTGGCTTGGACAAGTGGTTGCTGGATAGTGAGCAGGATGGCGTGGCATACCGCGTAACGATTGGCAAGGAAAAAGTTACCGAAGATGACTTGTCCCCATTGGTCATGCCTTGGAGTGAGCGCCAAGTTTTCAGTATCACCCCTGTGATTGCTGGTGCTGGTCGAACTGGCGCAATGATTGGCATTGGTATTGGTTTGATTGCTTTGGCAATTGTTGCTGGACCAGCTGTTGGTGGATTTTTAGGTCTTGGTGCATCTGCTTTTGGTACAGCAGCAACAGCTACAACTGCATTTTCTGGTTTTATTTTAGGAGGTACAACGACAAGACAAAAAAATGGAAATGGTGTAAGTCTTGTTCTTGGAGGAATTGCCCAGCTAATTTCACCACAACAAACTTATTCAAGTGCAGAACGCGGCAAAGAAGCGGCACGATTTGAATCTTTTACTTTTTCAGGTATTACCAATACTGTGCAACAAGGAATGCCAGTTCCAATTTGCTACGGTCGTACTTATATTGGCTCGGCTGTAATCAGCAGCGGCCTTGACGTGGATCAACTGATATGAGCACTTATCGTTCGATCCAAGGTTCCGGCGGCGGTGGTGGCGGCGGTGGCAAAGGTGGTGGCGGTGGCGGCCAGGCGCACACACCAACAGAATCCGACGATTCACTCCAGTCAGTTCAATACGGCAGCGTTCTTGACCTGCTTAGTGAAGGTGAAATTGAAGGGATTGAAGGTGGAGTCAAAGGCATTTACCTTGATGGCACACCAATTCAAAGCAGCACTGGTGCTGATAACTTTACTGGTTACACAGTTGTTACCCGAAACGGCACACAAGCACAAGCCTATATTCCGAATACCAACGGCACTGAATCTGAAAAAGCTGTCAATGTAGAAGCTACTGCCAGCACCTCAGTTACTCGCACAATTAGTGACACAGATGTTGACCGTGTGCGGGTTACGGTGCAGCTGCCTGCACTGCAAATTATTGAAGATGACGGTGACATTGTTGGCAACAGCGTAGATATTCAAATTCGAGTGCAATACAACTCTGGTGGATTTACAACTGTTGTATCGGACACCATCAGCGGCAAAACAACCAACAGTTATCAGCGCGACTACATGCTGACGCTGAATGGCGCCTTTCCTGTTGACATCCGCTTGGTGCGTATCTCGCCAGATTCTGGCAGCACCCGTATTCAGAACCGCACCTACTTCTACAGCTACACAGAAATTATCGATGAAAAACTGCGCTACCCAAACAGCGCCTTAGCTTTTCTGCGGTTTGATAGCCGCCAATTCAACAGCATTCCATCCCGCAAATACTTGGTGCGTGGCATCAAGATCCAGTTGCCGAGCAACGCCACAGTTGATACAACAACATACCTTGGCCGCGTTACTTATTCGGGCGTGTGGGATGGAACGTTTGGCGCTGCTACATGGTGTGCAGATCCAGCATGGTGCCTGTGGGATCTACTGACCAATACCCGCTATGGGGCATCCATTCCGGCCAGCAGTCTTGACCGATACGACTTCTTTTCAATCAGCCAATACTGCAACGGCCTGGTCAGTGATGGCAAAGGCGGCCAAGAACCACGTTTCCTTTGCAACCTGCTGCTCAATAGCCGCGACGAGGTTTACAACGTCATCCAAGAGTTCACGGCATTGTTCCGTGGCATTGCCTACTACGGTGCTGGCACGTTGGTGGTCAACCAAGACAAGCCATCGGATCCGCAATACGTCATTGCTGCTGCCAACGTAATTGACGGCATCTTCAACTACTCAGGCACTTCACAGAAAGCACGCGCCAGCACCGCAACCATTGGATACCAGACCTACGAAGGTTTAGGCGAAGTCGAATTTGAGTATGTTGAAGATGCTGCGGCAATTGCCAAGTACGGCATCATCAACCGTGATGTCAAATTGCTGGGTTGCTACAGCCAAGGGCAAGCGCATCGTGCTGGTAAGTGGACGCTACTGAGCGAGCAGAACCTTACCGAGACAGTGACCTTTGCCGTGTCGCTGGATAGCGGCATCGTGTTGCGCCCCGGCATGGTCATCAATGTTGCCGATCCAATGAAAGCTGGCTCGCGCCGTGGTGGCCGGATCAGCAGCGCAACCACAACCACGGTCACAATCGACAGCACTGAAGATCTCAGCGTTGTCGTTGCGAATGGCGCAACACTCACAGTCATGTTGCCAACTGGCTCGGCTGAACTGCGTCCTATCCAAAGCATCAGTGGCACGGTTGTCACCGTCGGCAATGCGTTTAGCGAGGCACCCAACGCTCAAGGCATTTGGGTTATTGAAACAACTGACGTAGAACTGCAAACATTCCGGGTCATCACGGTTACTGAATCCGAGCCTGGTGTCTACGGCGTTACAGCACTGGCGTACAACTCAACAATTTATGACGCAATTGAAAGCGATCTGCAAATTGTTCCGCGTGACATTACAAACCTTGCCGCTATTCCAGATCCAGTAAATGATATTGATGGCACCGAACACCTGTACCAAGACGGCAACAGCGTTTTAACCGCATTTGACCTTAGCTGGATTGCACCTAAAAATGTCAGCAGCTTCCGTGTTCAGCACCGTTTAAACAATAACAACTGGATTACGTTTGAAACCACATCACCATCCGCACGAATCAACAGCCTTATTGCTGGCACGCTTCAAGTTCAAATTCAATCAATCAATAACGTTGGCAAGGCCAGTCCAATTACAGCGGCATCGTTCTCTATTGCAGGCAAGACCGCATTGCCAGGAGACGTTCAAAACCTCACCATCGAGCCAATCAACGCTAACAGCGCCAGGCTGCGCTGGAGCCAAACTACCGACCTTGACGTGGCAGTTGGTGGCACAGTTCACATCCGCCATAGCAATTTGACTGACGGCACGGCAACCTGGAGCAATTCGGTTGACCTAATTCCAGCAAAAGCTGGTGCCGCCACAGAGGCCATCGTGCCATTGGTGGAAGGCGAGATTCTGGTCAAGTTTCAAGATGACGGCGGCAGGCAGTCAACCAACGAAACCAGCGTCATTGTTGATTTTCCTGATGCTTTGGGATTCTTCCCAATTCAAACGCGGCGGGAGGATCAGGACGCCCCACCATTCCAGGGCACCAAAACCAATGTTTTTTACAGCAGCGATTTTGATGCACTGTGTCTTGATGGTACTGGTCTTGTAGATGACATAGTTAGCTTTGATTTGGTTACAAGTTTTGACTATCTAGGTGACGTGCAGGCAAGTGGCACATACAACTTTGCTAACGCGCTTGACCTTGGCACTGCTTATGCCGTTGACCTGAAGCGGTACTTTGTCACCCGTGGTTTTTACCCTAGTGACCTAATTGATTCAAGGCTGGAATTGATGGACTTATGGGATGACTTTGATGGTGGCGTGATTGATCAAGTCAACGCAAAACTTTACATGCGTGCGACCAACGACAATCCTGCTGGCACACCAACCTGGACCGCTTGGCAGGAATTCGTTAATGGCACCTTCAACGGTCGGGCGTTTGAGTTCAAAGCCGAACTGACGTCAACCAATACATCCCAGAACATTTTGATCGACGCTTTGGGGTACGAGGCGACCTTCCAGCAACGTCAGGACCAAAGCACAGCAGTCATCGCAAGTGGTGCTGGCGCCAAGACGGTGACCTTTGACAAGGCGTTCTACACGGCTGGCAGCACGGTGTTCCCAAGCGTTGGCATCACGGCGCAAAACATGGCGACTGGTGACTTCTTCACGGTTGGCAGTGTCACCGGCACCACGTTTACGGTTACCTTCCGCAACAGTGCTGGAACTGCTGTTGACCGTAATTTCACCTACACCGCGACTGGGTATGGCAAGGCACTGTAGACTTGTGAAACAACGAACCGGCTAATCGGTGGCAACCCACGATTACGTCATAGCCAATGGCACAGGTGCAGCGGTCAGATCTGATCTGAATGATGCGCTTGCGGCCATTGTCAGCAACAACAGCAGTGCAACTGCTCCGGCTACGACCTACGCGTACCAGTTTTGGGTAGACACGACCACCGGCTTATTGAAGCAGCGCAATGCTGCCAACTCGGCGTTCATAACGATTGGCACGCTGGCCAGCACCAACCTCGGCCTTGCATCACTGGCAGGCGCCACCTTTACGGGTGACGTGATCCTTGGGACGACCACTGCACTGGAACTGCCAGACGGCACAACTGGTCAGCGGCCTGGCTCCCCGGTCAACGGGATGATCCGTTACAACACCACACTTAGTACGTTCGAAGGGTACAAAAACGCTGCATGGGGCGCCATCGGTGGTGGTGCGACTGGTGGTGGATCGGATGATGTGTTTTACGAGAATGGACAGACGGTGACAACCAATTACACTTTGAGTACTAACAAAAACGCAGTGACAGCTGGCCCAGTAACGGTAAACTCTGGGGTAACCGTCACGATTCCCAGTGGCTCTAGCTGGGTGGTGGTGTAAGTCATGTCCCCAATTTCAATCGCTGGCTCTGGGACGATCACCGGCATCAGCGTCGGGGGTATTCCTGATGGTGTGGTCGATACTGATGTGCTGGCAGCCAATGCCGTCACCACCGCCAAACTTGGCTCTGCTGAAGCCAGCGGATTATGCAAAGCGTGGGTTAATTTCAACGGCACCGGCACCGTGGCGATCCGCGCTAGCTACAACGTGAGCAGCATTACGGACAACGGGACGGGCGACTATACGGTGAACTTCACTACGGCGATGGTGGATGCTAATTACAGCGCCATTTCTATTACAAACTCAGAAACTGGTGATACTAGCAGACCTGTCGTTTCTTGTTTTATAGAGTCAAATAGTACAGCATCCAGCGCACAAATCCGCACTGTTGGAACGTTTAACAATAACACTCGCATAGATGTGAGTGTTTGCAACGTCGCCATCTTCCGGTAACCCATCATGAAACGAATCATTTACCAAAACTCAGAAGGCGGCGTCAGCGTCATCATTCCCACCGAGTCAGTCGAGCTGGCCCTTAAGGATGTCCCCGCTGGCACCCCCTACGAGATCGTCGACGTTGCTGACATCCCCACCGACCGCACCTTCCGTGGCGCCTGGGTCATGGGTGACTGCTGCATTG